CTCATAGTTTCACGAATATTGGCATGGCCTAAAATCCTCTGAAGTACCAGAATGTTGCCCCCATTCATCATAAAATGACTTGCGAAACTATGCCGGAGCACATGCGTGTTCTGGCCCTCTGCTAACTGAATATTAGTAGTCGCTATCATTTCCCGGAAGGCGCGATAGCAGGGTTGAAACATCTTATCTTCAAGTGGTGAAAGTTCGTCATAAAGCCATCGTGGGATAGGCACAGTTCGATTTTTACCCCCCTTAGTTTTTATGAAAGTCAGCTTATAAGGTGACAACTGAGAGCGAGTAAGGTTCTCGGCTTCCCTCCACCTTGCACCGGTTGCCAGGCAAATTTTGACGATCAAGGTGAGATTGTGATTACCGAAAGCTTCACATGAATTAAGAACAGTTTTGATTTGTCCTTCAGTAAGCCAGGACATCTCTTTTTCTTTTTCTTTGAACGGACGTACCCCATCAAGCGGATTAGGCAACTTCCATTCACCTAGCCGGCGCAACTCGTTGAAGACAGCCTCAAGATAGTATTGCTCACGGTTAACTGTAATTGGCTGCGCTATCCATTTTTCAGGATTAGCATGATAGCCGTTATCGATTTGACCACTCAGACGCTGATCACGATAATGCGCCCAATCCTTGCTTGTGATCCGTGAAGCAATAGGGTCGCCCATACCTCTGCAGACAATTTTTAACTTTGCCAGGCGCATTCTATTGGCTGCAAGCGATTGACCATGAAGATTGTGCCATAATTCGATCAGCTCACTTAGTTTGCGACGATCTTCTTTTTCACCTAACCAGGGCTTGTCTTCGGTCTTTTTTCTCTCATAGGCTTCGTATGATTCAGCCTCACCTTTGGTGTTGAACTGTTTACGTATGCGCTTTCCTTCCCTGCCATTCGGGAATATTTGCGCCAGCCATTTGCCATTTTTCTGTTTGGTAACAGTCATAGTGAGAACCGATTCAGTAATTTTATTTAAACGTGTTTTTCAAGAGTAAATAAAACGGCCCCAAATGCAGTGACCTCAGAAGCCGCACACTCAAAAGAGACATTGCTGTTAGTAAGCTTGATTTTTCCACCTGGTAAGCGCGCAATATCGTAAACGTCAAAAGAGTTATCGATATTTACGAACCAGCGACCATTAGCGATATTTTTCGCCTCAGTGTTAACCAGCCAGGAATGTCCTACGCCATCAATAAACACCAAAGAATTTTTATCAACTGTAGAAAGGGCTGGATCCATCAGCCAAGTGCCAGCCTCATTCAAAACGCCTGATTCGAGTTTTTTTCTGGATATGCTAATCGAAGATGTTACGGCTTCAGGTTGGCTATCGAACATCTGACCCTTTCCTGTAGCCAGCCATTTGAGAGATACGCCTGTATCAAGGGCGCATGCAACAACAACATCCCCAGGGAAGTACTCTCGGCGAATCCAGGTGCTGATTGTTCCTGACGATATGCCAAGCAAATCACCCAACTCTTTTTGCATACTAAAACCATAAGCGTCTAGTAAGCGGCGTAAAACAGGTTTACCACCATTGGACATGACCTCTTCATATCCTTCCTTACCTTTCAAAACAGGCTTGGATGAAGGTGAGTTTGAATTTGCAAGTTCGCCAGTAATTAGCCAATTGATATCTGCACCAGTCTCTAAGCAGCAACGAACAACAACAGTGCCGGGAATGGTGTCACGTTGAACCCATCCACTAACGCTATGTTTAGCAATGCCAAGAACGTCTGCCAAATCCTTCTGCATTTTAACGCCATACGCCGACATGATGCGCTCCAAAGCGCCACCAGTAGCATCTATTTTCCAGCTGCCACCTTGTTCATCAGACATGATAAATTACCTTTAGAACCCATAAAGTTATTTACAGGTAATTTTTAACGATCTATAGTGACGCTCATCGACCAAAATGCACATCACTGCACCATAATTCACACAACCGGAGATGATGCGATATGAAAGCTGCAAAAGCAACTTTGACGCATACGATTGAAACCTCACAAAACCAAGCTGGTGAGTTCACTGACTCGCAAATCAATGCCCTTGTATCCGCACTACTGCCAAGCCTGCAAAGGATGATCGGCTCTGCTATGGCTGACGCTATGAGCGTCCCTGACTTTGCGGCAATGCGCGGTGTCAGTGAGCGTCTTGTCTGGCAATGGCTGGATGAAGGCGTACTGCTCAAAGCACCAACCAAAGATTTCAGCAATAAAAAAAGTGCTGAAAAACGCAGTAAAACACTCATTAACGTTAAAGCATGGCGCGACAAACTTACTCAGCAAGCAGTTGATTGTCGTTACATTGATGCTCGCGCTTCGCAATCTCTAATCTGAGTTTGATTATTTAAGGTGAGCAAAGGAATAGCTATGTTTGATTTTAAGATTTCCACCCAAACACATTTTGATGAGGCCTGCCGCAAGTTTGCTGCCACTCATAATCTGGCTGAATTAGCAGAGCGCGCCGCGGTAAGAGTCCAGACTCTGCGCAATAAGCTAAACCCCGATCAAATACACAAACTAACCGTTGACGAAGTGCTGCTGTTAACCGATCTGACTGAAGATGCAACGCTGATTGATGGCATGCTGGCACAGCTGCATTGCCTGCCATGCGTACCGGTTAACGAGGTGGCAGAGGGGAATTATTCGACGTATGTCATGAAAGCCACTGCTGAGTTAGGCGTGCTGGCTTCCAGGGCTTTTAGCGGCAGCAAAATATCTGCTAACTGCCGGCGTGGAATCGTGGAGGCGGCAAACACAGGTGTCCGCTGCATGATGCTGGCTGCTATTGCCGTACAAACCCGCATTCATTCAAACCCGACTTTAGCCTCGACCGTAGATGCAATCAGCGGTATCGGCGCAACAGTCGGCCTCAGTTGAGAGGTGGCGTAATGATCTCGTTAGCATCACGCCTGAAGAAGCAAAGCCCGTCAATGTCCTATGGCAATGGCTGGATTATGGGACAGAACGGCAAGCCGTGGCACCCAGTGTTGTGCAGCCAGGGCAAAGAGGTAAAACAGAAGGGGAAAACATGGCTATCGAAGGTAGCGCAATGCTGGGCGAACTGAGCGCGGGACAGCGTGTAACAGCGCTTAACCACCTCGCTTTAATTCGCTCTCAGTTTGGCGGCAATTGTGAAAAAGAGTTATCCCGCTTTTTTGATGATATGCGCGACGTAAGAGACGCCAATTATGCGGAGAATAAGCGGGCGTTAGGTGCGATTCTTTTTCTGGCGAATATCGGTAAAGACAGACACGATATTTCTTTTAGTGAACTGACTACTGATGAAAGAAGCGCGTTAATCCGGGCAATGAATCATTTAAAAGCAGTCGTGAGTTTATTCCCCAAGAAAATGACTCTGCCAAATTAATTAATTAAAGAAAATAAAAGGCGTAAACCCGCCGGGCATTCTTTTGCCCTAAATCTGGAGAAAGCGATATGAGAAATATTGAAACCCGTACGTTTGATGCTGACGTTGAGCAGCTTTCGTTAATCATAAATTCTGCGCGGGCTGAAGAACGTGCCGAGCGCGGCCTGCAGGTTGCCCGTCGTCTGACAGGCATTGCAATGCACATTCAGCAGAAAGGGCTGAGCGGTGCTGAAGCCGCTGAATTGCTGCGCCAGGAAGCTGAGCGTTATGAAAGTGAAGCGAATGAGGCGGTGCACTGATGGCTGACTCAATGGACATGGCGCAGGCGCGCGCCGACGAGCTGCTGGCGCGCAACATTGCCAGCGTGATTAACCGCCCGGTCTGCGTAACAGTTTCATTCTGCGAAGACTGCGACGCCCCTATCCCTGAACAGCGCCGCCGTGCCGTGCGGGGTGTGACTCGCTGCGTCAGTTGTCAGGACGTAGCCGAGCGCTACGCAAAGACGTCAAAGGGCGGTGCCGCATGAGCACGATTCTGAAATGGGCGGGAAATAAAACCGGCATCATGCCTGAGCTGTTGGCGCATCTGCCTGAAGGAAAGCGCCTGATCGAGCCGTTTGCCGGTTCCTGCGCGGTGATGATGAATACTGATTATCAGGCTTATTTAATTGCCGATATCAATCCCGACCTGATTAACCTGTATCGCCAGGTAAAAGAGCATACCCGCCCGTTTATTATTACAGCGGCCAGCCTGTTTAATCAGAACACGACCAGCGAAAGCTATTATGAATTGCGGGAAGATTTCAATCACAGCCCGTCAATGCCGCTGCTTGAGCGCGCGGCACATTTCCTGTACCTGAACCGTCATGGCTACCGCGGGCTGTGCCGCTACAACCGTAGCGGTGAGTTCAATATCCCGTTTGGCAATTATAAAAAACCTTATTTCCCGCTGGCTGAAATTGAGGCGTTTGCCGAGAAGGCGCAGCGTGCAACGTTCATCTGCGCCGACTTCCGCGAGACGCTGGATCTGACTAAAGCTGGCGATGTGGTGTACTGCGATCCGCCTTATGACGGTACGTTTTCAGACTATCACTCGACTGGTTTCAATAGGGATGCACATCACGATCTGGTCAGCATGTTGCTGGGCGTATCTGAGCGCTGCCCGGTTGTGATCTCAAACAGCGATACCCTCTACACCCGCAGCATTTTTAGCGCGTTCGACATTACGCAAATCAGCGTAGCGCGCTCGGTTGGCGTTGCAGCCGGTAAGGGTAAGCGTGCCTCGGAAATCATCGCGATACGCCGCCCTGAACCCGTGCCGGCTGTTTTCGGTTTTGATGTGGCTGCGGGAGCGGACCACTCCGCAGTGACGGCGGTGCAGCCATGATTGATTCTCGCTGCTTTGCGCCTGGCGTCATGAATCTTGTAACCGTTTCAGGGGGTAAGGACAGCCTGGCTGACTGGCTGCTCGCTATTGAATCTGGCGTTGAATTTCAGGCTGCGCATGCTGATACAGGGCATGAGCATCCTGAAACAGTCGAATACCTCAATTATCTTGAGTCGAGGCTCGGTCCGCTGCGTCGAATCAGGGCTGATTTCACACAGCGTATCGTGGACAAAAGAACTTTTGTAAAAGATAAGTGGCCGACTTCTCTGGTTAGGGATTTGGGGTTCACTGAAGCTGAAGCCGCCTCGATTATCCGTCGCGCCCTGAAAGCACTGAAGCCTACCGGCATTCCTTTCCTTGATATGTGCATCTGGAAAGGCACATTTCCTTCAACGCAGCGCAAGTTTTGCTCTTTCGAGCTGAAACAGATTCCGATGCAGGAGCAGGTGGTAGACAGGCTGGTTGCAGAGGGTAAGCGCGTCATTACATGGCAGGGAGTTCGTGCGCAGGAATCGGCGAGCCGTGCAGCGCTGGCTGAATGGGAGGAAGGCTTTGACCTCGGGCCGGGTCTGTCCATTTACCGGCCGATCCTCAACTGGACGCATGATGATGTGTTTGCACTGGCAAAGCGTCACGGGATCAAACCCAATCCGCTTTATCAGCAGGGCTGTAGCCGCGTTGGTTGCATGCCATGCGTAAACGTAAACAAAGCAGAACTGGCAGAGATTTTTACCCGCTGGCCTGAGGAAATCAGCCGCGTTGCGGAGTGGGAACGGATTGTTGCCCAGTGCTCGCGCCGCGGTAACGCTGCATTTTTTCATTCAGGTATGGATCCGGTTAAAGCAGAAACAAACGGCAGAAAGGTCACTCTCGCCTCGCACGGCATTGAAACCTATCGGGACTGGGCACTGACTACGCGCGGCGGGCGTCAGTTCGACATGCTGGCAGCAATGGACAACAAGTCAGTCTGCAGCAGCGTGTATCTGGGGGTTTGCGAGTGATTCAGGAATACGCCTACCCGTGGAATGCTCCACGGGAGGCCATCGCCAGCCCGTATCCCACCTATGAGGAAATGCACAGCCGCAATCGTATGAATGCGGCTTTAGCGCATGCGCAGGAAGTGCTCGGGAAGCAGCCAGCGCTGGTGCAGCTCGACGTAAAGCGCCGCGTCAGCGAGCTGGAAAAAACACAGGGAACAGCCCGCGCCAACGCGTACTTTGCAAAAACGTTTGTAGAGCGCACATTGCCGCGTGTTGAAACCGTCAGCACGCAGTATCGCCTCAGCGAAATGAAAGCCGGCACCTTTAACCTCCTGGCTGAAAACGCCACTGAAAAAGCCGGCGCGGCCAGTGCGGGCGGTCAGTTGTGGGAGCTGATGCGCCGCTTTAACCGGCTGCCTGATATGGCCCGCGCTGATGTTGATCTGCTGGCCGGTGATGTCGCTAACTTCATCCTGGCCGAGCTGGTACAGGTACACGCGCAGGCCGGCAGTGAGTCAGATTACAAATACACCCATCGCGTTTACATGACCGCCGCAACTATCACCCGCGAAATGGGCCAGACTCCGCCGCTGTGGGATAAAGTTACTTCCCGCCTGTTTGATCCGGAAGAAGTAACCCCGGCGATCATGCGCATGCAGACTGATAAATGGTGGAAAGGGCGCCTGCGCTGCGCCGCTGCCTCATGGCGTGAGCATCTTCATATCGCGCTGGCTAACGTCAGCAAAAAGCATACCCCGTACGCCAGCAACATGACCGTCTCAGAGTGGCGCGAGCAGAAGCGGCGCACGCGTGAATTTCTGAAGGGCATGGAGCTGGAAGATGAAGAGGGCAACCGCATCAGCCTGATTGAGAAATACGACGGCAGCGTGGCAAACCCTGCGATCCGCCGCTGCGAACTCATGACGCGCATCCGTGGCTTTGAAAATATCTGCAATGAGATGGGATTTGTTGGCGATTTCTACACGCTGACCGCCCCATCACGCTATCACGCCACAATCAAGACCGGCCATCGCAACCGCAAGTGGAACGGCGCCAGCCCTGCAGATACGCAGCGGTATCTCTGCAGCGTCTGGCAGAAAATCCGGGCCAAACTGCACCGCGAAGATATCCGCATTTTTGGCATCCGTGTTGCTGAGCCGCATCACGACGCGACCCCGCACTGGCATATGCTGATGTTTATGCGCCCTGAGCAGCTGGAGCGCGTGCGCCAGATTATGCGCGATTATGCATATCAGGAGGATAGCGGCGAGCTGAAGACTGACAAAGCCCGTAAGGCCCGCTTTCATGCTGAGGCTATCGACTCTGACAAGGGCAGCGCGACGGGCTATGTCGCTAAATATATTTCAAAGAATATCGACGGCTATGCGCTCGACGGCGAGATCGACGATGAAAGCGGTAAAGACCTGAAAGAAACCGCCTCGGCTGTATCAGCCTGGGCGGCGCGCTGGCATATCCGGCAGTTTCAGTTTGTGGGCGGCGCGCCGGTCACGGTTTACCGCGAGCTGCGCCGCATGGCAGACAGCGAAACTGCACACGGCCTGAGCGTTGAATTTGCGGCCGCGCATGATGCAGCCGACGCGGGAGACTGGGCTGGCTACGTTAATGCGCAGGGCGGCCCGTTTGTCCGTCGCGACGAGCTGGCCGTGCGCACCTGGTATCAGGCAAGCGAAGACGTAAACGAATACGGCGAGGAAACGGTGCGTATCAAAGGCGTATTTGCGGCTGAGGTTGGCGAGGACACGCCGATCTTAACCCGCCTGGCACAGTGGAAAATTGTTCCGAAGCGTGCCATTGAATTGGGTTTTGACCTTCAGGACGCGCCCGCGTCCTCTCGGAGTTCTGTCAATAACTGTACGGGCGGTTTGAGATCTGAGGATTCAATGCCGCCCGGAGGTTATGAGAAATTGAACCTTGAGGGCATGAGCCGGAAAGAACGGCGGCAGCTTCTCAACCGGATAAGAGCGGATCAGCCTGAAAAGCGGCACCTGAAGCTGAGGCGGTCAGATAAAGTTGAGGCCGCGTGCGATAACGTAATCAGCCAGGTAAGGGATTTAAGCGGCGAAACCATTAGCCGGGGTCTGGCTATGCGTCTGCTGAGCGGCGCGCAGACAGAGATTGGCGATCGGATGTTCCGTAGCAACGTGTATGGTGATTTGTTCCGCCCCATCATAAAGCCTGTCATTGAAAGCCCATTAATCCGCTTTAATCGTCTGGCTGAAAAGTGCGGTGTAAAAGCGCATCGCAATGAATAGGTTTCTTAAAGTACCTTAACTATAACCGGTGCAAAAACACTGATTTGTTAGCAAAGCGAGTAATTCGGCATGCTATAAAATCCTTTTTGTATCATGAGGATAAAATTTATCTGGCTATCTATATTTCTCTTTCTTACAGTACCAGTGCTATGATACTGTATAAAAACACAGTACATTTGGGGAGGGAAAATGGAAGCTCAGGAGTTAATGCAAATGCATAAGAAGATGGCGTGCGTTCAGTTCATAGCGGAGATTTCACTCATTGCTAATTGCAAGCCATCAGATATGGAATTAGCAATGACGATAATCGCGGAGCTGGCCGGTTCCGATACCCGACAGCATGAAGATGATGAAATTTTTTATGCTGCGCTGTGATAACTCCACGCAGACGATCCGCCCGTTAAGTTCTAAACCAGCCGATAACTGCTCAGAGAGCAAAAGCAGAGCAGTTGAATAATGAGCATTGTGAGGTGTTAGGTTATGGGCGGACGTGATTACAATTTTCAGATCGTGTTCAGAGGAAAACGTCTGCCTTACTTTCGGTCAGGGGGAGTGGTGATTTTTCAGCTTTCAAACAAGACCGGTAACGGCTTCTGGCTGGGTCGCACCTTTTCGCATTTCTTTGAGTTTGAGCGCTTGGCGCCTTTAAGCTATCGGGATGCCTTTTGTCTGGCTAAGGCACTTACCGAACCTGAATCAGATGTGCAGGCCCCTGAGCCGGACGACCAGTTAAACCTCTTTTGACCGGTTTCATTGCCATGCATGCATAAAGCGCATGGATTTGCATGCACGAACCACAGCTGAAAACACACGACGGGGCCAGTGCAGGCCTCGTTTTTTTGGTTCATGCATCTGCATTAAAAACGCTGCATAAAGCGGGCAGGCGTGGCGGGGATAGCATTGCGCGCAGAAGCAAATATTGTGTAGATTAAACTTTTCTGACTATTTTGCATACAGTAACCGTTTTTTGATAAGTAACTGCTCTGAATGATATGCATTTTGGTGATTTTTAATAAAAATATATATAAATCAAAAGCATATAATTCAGGTTAAAATGGTTTGTTGGTATACGTAGAGTTAGTGACACAACGTGCTTACTGGAATGCTCTAAGTTCGCCAACACTTGCATGTAAATCTATACAGCATTAGGCTATTGAGTATTGAAATAGTTAATGCTTAGAGATGAGTTGCCACCATGAAAAAAACAAGTAAAATCAAAGTAATAGACCTATTTTGTGGAGCGGGTGGCTTATCGGCTGGTTTCTCTAAAGGTGAGCTTGCTAAGGATTTCAAAGGTATTTTAGCCATTGATAATGATAAAGCTGCAATCAAAACCTACAATGCCAACTTTGGCGATCATGGTATCGCAGTTAATATCGAAGAATGGCTAAG